TGCCGGGCGTCACCGTGGTGCCGGTCGCGGAGGCTGCGGTGGCGCCAAAGGCCACCACCTTCTGGCCCGCCATCACCGAGTCAGGCCGGCGCGGCTTGCCGAACACCGTCACCCCGACGTTGAACGTGGTGGCCACGTTGCCGGAGGCACGCACCGCCACCGATGCGCCTGCCGGGATGTAGAGCGGGAAGTAGTAGAAGATGCCGCCCACGGTGGCCGGTGCGGAATGCCCGCCCAGCAGGTCAGGGATCACCACGGTGTAGGCGGTGCCGCCAGCCGCGTCGATGCCCACATCGACGTGGTAGTTGCGCGTGGTGGCCGCTGTTGAGCCGTTGTTGATGTGGACCAGTATGCCGAACGTCTCGGCATTCTTGTTGGCTGCGGTGAGCACCTGCGCCCAGGCTCCCTTGGTCGGGGCAGTGCCGGGCGTGACCACCGTGCCCCAGCCAGCCGCCGGTCGTGTTGCGCTGACGTTGCTCAGCACGAAGTTCCACGAGTTGCCAGGGACGAACAGCATGGCTCAGACCCCGTAGAAGTTGGGCGCCTTGTTGGGCGTGGTGGCCCGGTCGGCCTGGTAGTGCAGATCCAGCGCCAGGCCGAACACCTGGTCGGCGTAGGTGTCGTTGACGTGGTCCACGTCGCGGAACACCCGCATCAGGATAAAAGTGTCGGGCTCGATGCCGGTGCCCGGGATCGCGTTGGCCAGACTGGTCTCCGCGATGTAGTGCATGTACGGCGTGCCGGTGGTGGTTTGCTCCACGTAGACCGTGGTCGTGGGGCCAAACGCCATCTGCTGGTGACCCTTGGCCACCGTCCACTCGATGCCCCAGCGCACGGTGCCCACCAGAGCGCCGTCGGTGGCCCAGTGGATGTGCGGATACAGCGCCGTGCCCAGCGCGTAGTCGTGGTCGATGTGGAAGTTGCCGAACACCTCGCGCAGACCCTCGACCGGAAAGGCCAGCATGTAGATGCCGTTGCGAAACAGCGTCATCTGCGGCTCGGTCGGGCCCGAGCGCACCGTCATCTCGATGACGTTGTCACGCCAGCCGAGCGCAGTGCGGGTGTCAAGGTCGGAGAAGTTGCCGTCCAGATCGGCGTAACTCAGCTCCGAGCCCTTGCCCGTGCGAGTTGTGATCGTCATGGCTTACAGCGCAAAGATGCCGCTGGCGTTCCACGTGACGGTAATGTCGCCGCCGTTGGGGGTGACCGGCAGGCCGGTGACGCCGGTGTCGATGTAGCCCACCAGGCGCGAGGTGCCGGCGGTGCCGGTGTCGATGTAGATCACCAGGGCCTCTGCGTTGTTGCCCGTCACCGCGCTGAAGGTCACATCGCCGCCGTCAAAGACGCCGTTGGTGTAGGTCTTGGTCGCACCGATGGTCTGCGCCGTGCCGACCACGCCCGACAGGCTGGTCAGGAATTCGTGCGCGGCGCTGTAGGTGTAAGTGCCGGTGTCAACCAGCGCGGCCTTGACCGTGCCAGTCAGGGCTGAATTGGCAGAAGCCTGGATGATGGCTTCCTTCCACTTGGGGTACAGGGCATTGGTCCTTTCAGGTTTCGTAGGTGGTGACCGTGCGCACGATCTCGTCGTTGGCATCGCGCTCGACGGTCTGGATGGCGCGGGCGGGGTGGGTGTTGTGGACGGTGACGTCGGCCGGCTGCACCTGGTTGATGACGGTGACGGGCGGGGCCTCGGCGCGGGCCTCGGGCATGACGGCCTCGATGTGCACCTGCGGCTCGGGCGTCTCGATGTGCGCCTCCAGCTGCACGTCGGCCTGGCGGATGGTGATGGGGGCGTTGACCGTGACCTGGCTGGCGGGTTGCTCCAGGCGCAGGTCAATGCGCTGGGGCTCGCGGTGGTGGCTGGCCTCCAGCGCGCGGGCCATGGCGTCCATGACCAGGGCCATGGGCGAGGGCTCGGGCGAGCGGGCGGTGCCGGCTTGGTCAGCCGGGGCAGTGTCTTGCGCGATGTTGGCGGGGGCACCGGCGCCTGGCGTGGCGTCGTAGGCGGTCAGGCGCACGCCGAACTCGGCCGCCAGGGCCTGGGCGTCGCGGATGGCGGCCAGGGTGTCCTCGAAGTCGTAGCCCATGGCCGCGCTCAGGTCTTGCGGGCTCATCAGCCCGGCCTTGACCTTGAGGATGTTGGCCTCGGTGTCGCTCTTGGGGTCCACCCAATCCCAGCGGCGGGCCTGCCAGACGTGGGCGCTGAACTTGTCGGCCTTGGCCGCGGGCAGGCGGCTGCCGTTGGGCATGGTGATGCTGCCGGCCATCAGGCTGTACTGCAGCCAGGCGCGGAAGACGGGCTCCAAGAAGCTGGCGATGAACCACTCTTGCTCAGAGGCCCAGCGGTCGCGCTCTTCCAGCGTGCCGCTGCGGATGCTGGAGTAGTTGACGTTCTCCAGGTCATTGGCCAGTGAGTGGTAGGCCACGCCCCAGCCCGAGGCGATGCGCTGCAGGTGGTGCTTGACGAAGGGGCCGATGGCCTGGTCGGGGTAGCGGCTTTCATGCGCCGTGAAGGTGACGCCTGGGGGCAGCACGTCATAGGTGCCGGGCTGGGTGACGGTGATGTTGTCGCCTTCGTCGTCCACCGCGCCGATGGGGCTCTGGCCGTCAGGCGTCTGGAAAAACCCGAAGTGGTTGGCACCGTTCTCGGCGGCCAGCAGCGCGGCCAGGCTGAACTTGCCCAGGTGGTGCAGGCTCAGCACGCCCGGGGCCATCCACGGGGCGCCGCGGGCTTGCTCGGGGCGCTCCACCTTCAGCACGTGCAGCACCTCGCCTATGGGCAGGCGGATGCGCTGGCGGCTGCTGGCGGCGCCGTCGTTGGGGTGCGCCTCGAAGATCCACACGGCCTGCGGGCGGTGGAACTGGTCGATCTCCACGCCCATGACCACGGCGTTCTGGTTGCCCGCGCGCGCCATGGTGTGGGTGGTGTCGATGCGGTCCACATCGATGGCCTGCAGGGCAAAGCCGAAGCGGTTGCCGGCCTGCGGGCCGCGCACGATGCGCACCAGAAACTCGCCGTCACTCGGCAGCTGGCCGACCAGGGTTTCGCACAGGTCGCGCAGGCTTTGGCGGCCGGTGACGTCGCACGCGGCTGACCATTCACCCCAGGCGGCCTCGATGGCCTGGTTGGCCAGGCGGTCGGGCTGGCCGGGGCCGTCTTGCACGCGGGCCTGCAGGCGGATGCCGCCCGGGCCGACGATGTTGCTCTGGCACATCAGCCGGAACTTGCGCGCGTAGTCGTTGTTGTTGACCAGCTGGCGGCAGCGGGCGCGCAGGCGGTCCAGGTCGCCGCGCAGCTCTTGGTTGATGCTGACGGTGGTGGCCTGCCAGTCGGCGGTGAGGCGGTCCAGGCGGGCGGCCTCGAAGCGGCGTTTCTGCACGCGGGCGGCCGGCGCGATGCGCTGGGCCAGCCACTGGCGGGTGTTGGTGAAGATGTTCATCCGAACCTCACGAAGACGCGGCGCTTGTCGGGCAGCCCGGCGGCCACGGCGGCGGCGGCGTCCTCGCGGGCGACTTCGGCGCGGTATTTGTCGCGCAGGCTGAGCAGGTCCGCCATGGGGACGTGCTTCAGCGTGCGGCCGGCGATGCTGTACTCCAGCGTGGCGCTGCTGGCCCGGCCCTCGATGACGGCCTCGATGGCCTCCAGCGTTTTGCGGGCGTGGGTGCGGGCGTCGAAGGTGGCGCCGCCAAAGGCGTTGCGCACCGTGATGCGGCCCTCGCCCACGGTGTAGATCTCGCCGGCCCTGCTGACCCGAGCGCGCCAGTCGTAGCTGCCGGCGGTATAGCCGGCGCTGGTGGCTGCGCTGACGGTGACGGCGTGGTCATCGCCCAAGGCGCTGGCGTTGATGGTGATCTTGGCCGTGCCGTTGATGAGCGTGTAGCTCAGCGCCCAGCCCGCGCTGGCGGGGTAGTCGGCCAGGGTGCGGGACCAGCGCCAGGTGTCGCCGGCGTTGGCGGTGGTGGGCTCAATGGTGGGAATGTCGGCCATGCGGTGTGGCGCCTTTGGGCTGGTGAGCGGGCGCGGTTGGCGCCGAATATGGGCCCGGTGGTGTCAAGCCGGTAAGGCACGGCGCTTGACGTCGACCTGGTCGTCTTCTTCCTCGCCCGGCTGCGCCAGGATCTGGTGGATGCGCTGGCGGGTCAGGCCGTAGCGGCGGCACAGCAGGCCGATGCGCTCGCCGTTGCGGTGGTCGCGCCGGATGGCGGCGTTGCGGCTGCTGGTGCCCTCGCCGGCCCGGCGGGCGATGTAGCAGCGATCGCGCCCCCACATCTCGCGCACGTCGCGGTCGATCTGCAGGGCCAGCGCGGCGCTGAAGCCGGGGGTGAGCGCAGCCACGCGGCGCAGGATGTCGGCCACGATGTCGTCGGCCGCACCGTCCCAGGGCATGGGCGGCGGGGTGTGGGCTGGGGCCGCCGGCGGGCTGGCCGTGACGGGCTTGGGCTTGGCGGGCTTGGGCATGGGCTCAGCGGCGGTAGTTGATGGCGTAGCGGCTGCGGGGGGCGGGCGGCGGCAGCGGTGGTGGCGGCCTGGGCGCGGGCGGGGCTTGCTCGGCAGCTGGTGTGCGGGCTGGTGACTGAGCTGGTGCGGAATCGGCGCCCTGCGCTGCTACCGGAGCTGGAGCCGCTACTGCCGGAGCTGGCGCCGCTATTGCCGGAGCTAGAGCCCGAGGCGCCGGCTCATCAAACAGCCCGCGCTCTTCCACCCGGGCCTGCCACTTCTGCCAATCCCCCTCGCGCCAGCGGTCGATGCCGACGAAGTGCGCGCCGGCCAGGGCGTAGACGGCGCAGTCGAGCGCTTCGTTGCGCCGGCCGGCGGGCTTGACCCACTCCAGGCGCGGCCGGCCCTTGACGTACTTCGTCACCAGGCGCTCACTGGTGAGCTGCTCGAAGACCTCGGGCGGCAGGTGGCGGCTCAGGTGCACGTAGCCCGGGCCGGGCTGCTCGGTGCGCAGGCGGCCGTAGATTTCGGCCTTGGCGGTGTCGGTGCCGATCGGCCACAGCTTGACGCCGCCCTTGATCTTGCTGCCGCGCCAGTTGACGTCCTGGTCGGTGGGCTTGCCCAGGATGTTCTTGCCGGCCTGGCTCATGCCCTTGACGGCGTAAACGTGCGCGTGCTGGTGGGCGCGGGCGTAGGCGTACACCGCGTGGGTGTGGTGGCCGCCGGAGTCGATCATCACGGCCAGCATGGGCACGGGCTTGCCGCTGACGTGCAGCATGGGCGTGCGGCGCCACTCGGTCAGGCGGGCCCAGGGGCTGCCGGGCTCGCTCTCGGCCAGGCTCGGGTCGCCGTAGAACACGGCGCGGTCCACCAGTTGGCGCTCCAGGCCGCGGCCCCAGGCCCAGGCGTAGGCCTCCAGGCGGTCGCCCTGGGTGTCCACGCCGGCCGTCATCACGTAGTGGCCCCAGGTGACCTGGCGCAGCGGGATGTCGGCGGCGCGCTTGCGCAGGGCGTGCTCGTCGGCGCGGTCGCCCTGCTCCTCGAAGGTTTCGGCCAGGCGGGTGTTGATGAACACGCGCAGCAGGCTCATGTCGCCGGTGCGGGCGGCGGTGATGGCCGTCTCCCACTCGGCCACCAGCGTGGCCCAGCTCAGCCAGCCGAGCGGGCTGTAGAGGCTGGAAAGCTGAAAGCCGCGCACGCGCCCGGCCACGGCGCCGGGGTTGGCGGCCACCCAGCGGCCACCGGCCAGCATGCCGGGCTTGTGGTGCTCGCGGATCTCGGCGCCGCAGGCGCGGCAGACGTAGCGCACGGTGTCGGGCAGGGCGCGGCCTTCGGTGTCGCGGTCCCACTTGATGCCGTGGGGCTTGTCGGTGCCCCAGTCCAGCGGCTGCAGCTCCTGGCAGTGCGGGCACGGCACGTGGTAGCGGCAGCGGTCGCTGGCCAGGAAGCGGGCCTCGATGCGGCTGAAGTCTTTGGTGGTGGGCGTGCTGGTGAGCAGGCGCTTGCGCCTGGCGAAGGTGGACTGCCGGGCTTCGGCCAGCTTGATGGGGTCGCCCTCGCCGTCCACGTCCAGCGGGTAGCCGTCGATCTCGTCCAGGAACAGGTCGCGCACGGGCATGGAGCGCAGGCCCGCAGCGCTGTTGGCGCCGGCCACGGCCATGAAGCCGCCGGCAAATTCCTTGAGCAGCGTGGTGTTGGCGTCGTCGCGGCTGCGGTTCTCGCGCACCTTGCGGCGCAGCGCGGGGCTCTCCTCGATCATGGGCGCCAGGCGCTGGCGGCTGTAGCGCTTGGCCATGTCGATCGTGGGCTGCACGATCATCACCGGCCCGGGGTTGGTGTCCACCAGGTAGCCCAGCCAGTTGGAGCCGATGCGCGTCTTGCCGGTCTGCGCGCCCCACATCAGCACCACCTCTTCCACGGCGCTGTGCTGGCTGAGGCAGTCCATCGGCTCGCTGGCGTAGGGCGTGCGGGCGCTGCGGTAGGGGCCGGGCTCAGCGCTGTCTTTGGCGCTGAGGATGATGGAGCGCTCGGACCACTGGGCCACGCCGATGCGCGCGGGCATGGCCGCGAACTGCCGCAGCACTTCGTCGACGCGCTGCTGCGCGTCAACGAGCTGGTGCGGGAGGTCGCGGGCGCCCATGCGTCAGGTGGCGGCGGTGAGCTGCGACATCACCTGGCGCAGCTCGTCCTCGAGCAGGCCATGGATGCGCGCCTGGTCGGTCTCGGCGGCCAGCTGCGCCGCCAGGCGGGCGGGGATCTGCAGCAGGCCTTCGCGGAAGGCCGCGGCGCGCTTGGCCAGGGCTGCGGCCCAGTCATCAGCGCGCACCAGCTGGCCCTGCAGCTCGGCCAGCTTCAGCTCGGCCAGCTCGGCCTCGGCCCGCTCGCGCCTGGCGCGGCTCTTCCAATAGCCGGCGGCGTTGTCTTCATCGTCGTCATCGTCGCCAGCGGCGGTGCCGCCGGTGCTGCCGCTGCCGCTGAGGTTGACGTCGTCGGTGGCCCGGCTGCCCGCCCGCACGCGCGTGTTGCGCGCCCACTGCGCGTCCGCGGCCACGGGGTCGATCTTGCCGTTGATGAGGCTGATGCGCCCATCGCGCACCGCGCGCCGCACCGCGCCCTCGGTGCAGCCGCGGCGCCGGGCGTACTCGGCCTGGGTGATGAGCTGGACCGTACCGACAGGCATCAGCGCACCTTCAGCCGTACAAAGTCCGCGCGGGACCGACTAGCGCAAAAACGCGATCGCGAATGACC